CGAGCTGTAGAGCTCTTGAATGTTCTACAATTGTACCGGATTTCATATAATGAATCCGGCGGTGTCATTGTTCCGACTAAACTGATGACTTACGTGAAAGCGCGTGCTTAAATAATCAAATCTAAAATACTATGGTCACAATACAACTAAATACGAATTTAAATGGACTACGAGATAACGCTCGTAGAAATGAATCACAAGATAATGCTTGTGAAAATTTATTCAATTATTTTGATAAATTGGACATTGAGAATAATTCTCCAAAATTTACTAAAAAATACAATAGAGAAAAGAAAATTAATCGCAGACATGCATCTAAATCTCTTATCTCTCAAATGTATCAAAGAATGAAGAAGAAATATTCTAATCACGTTTATTGTGATGTGGAAGAAGATTTTCATTACCAAGATTTAAAACTCTATGGTAAAATTGATAAACTTCCAAATTGCAAAGACAAACATGGGGTCTATTATTATACCAATAAAGTATTTGTTGATAATACTTTGGAATATATCCCCCCACATAAATTGCCTCCTAAGGTGATTTCAAATTATCGATGTAATATTCAACTCGGAGTTGAATATTCTTCGAACAATGCTGGTGATGGACCTTGGACCAAACCAGTAGTTTCCGGCGATGCTATGGACTTCGTCGAAGCTGCTGCTTGTTTGGCCCTTGGACTCATCCGTGCCAAAGATAAAGTTGATTATGCATTAGCATTTGTTAACTTTGCAAAATCCCGAAGAAGCGGACCATTAATTGATGTCGACACTGTTGTCGATCAATGTATGAGTTATATTAATTACCTTTTTGAAGGTGATGAATTACGATTACAATCTAGTAATGTCTTCGCTGATTTACGAGATAAAGTAAAAGACTTTGAATCTATGAGAAAATCTGATTTGTACAAAAAATTTTATAAATTATTTATGTATGTTATCTCTTTCTCTATATTTGGAGATAAAACTATGTCTTTCACATCATTCGGATACACTGTATTGGAAAAAGAAGCTCTCAAAAGACAATTCTCTAGCAGAACTGATTTTGTTGCTACTCTATTCGATACAGCAACCTTTCTATGCGAGAAAGGTTACCAAATCTACAAAACTGGAGAAGTTAATAATATTTTTCACGACACTCGTCGATATGAAGAATGGTATAACAAATCTCAAAAACTCCAACATGTTTCTAAGTTTATTGATACTGATCCTTCGTTCAATTTATCTGAATTTTTACACGATTTAGATGAATGTATTGAACAAGGAAACAGTATTGTAAAATTCGGAATTTCTATGGGCAGATATGAAAAGGATACAATCCTCAATTATCTCAATGCCTTAAAAATGATCCGAGCCAATATTTTGACTAAGCAAAGAGCTCGCGAACCTCGCGATCCTCCTTTCTCTATTCTATTATATGGCGAAACTGGTATTGGTAAATCAATGTTAAAAGAGATCTTCCGATCTCATTACGCTAATATTCGTGGCTTGAGTAAAGCTCCTGAATATTGTTACACCCGAAATCCAACTGCTGAATTTTGGGATGGTTTCGAAACATCGCAATGGTGCCTTGTTTTAGACGATATTGCTTTTAAGAATACCAACATTTGTCCTCAAGGGGACCAATCATGTATGGAATTTATTCAAATCCTTAATCCAACGCCGTTTTGTCCTAATCAAGCGTCATTGGAAAAGAAAGATAATACTCCACTTTTATGTGAACTTGTAATTGGTACTACTAATTGTAAACATTTAAATTCATTTTATTATTTTAACTATCCAAGTGCTACTCAACGGCGTTTCCCATATATCATTACTGGTTATGTTCGCCCTGAATACTGCCAAGATGGTACTTGTATGATTGATTTTTCTAAAGTGCCTATGGTTGATGGTGAATACCCCGACTATTGGCTCTTTGATGTTGAAACAGTGATGCCAGCTATGATACAACCTGGAAGTAAACAAGCTTTAGGAGAATTCAAAACTATCAAAAAACAAATTGATATTTTTGAGCTCCTTGATTTCTTAACTGGAGCTGTTCATGATCATCGTAAAAAGTGCACGATTGTCAAGGAAACTCTTGCAACAGTTATTGGAATTGAAACTTGCGAAAAATGTTATAGATCATTGACAAGATGTTCTTGCATTGTTGAAACTGAGATCAAAACTTGTTCTACTTGTTACATTGCAATTCAAAACTGTGAATGTGCAAAAGAAGCGGCGTTACAATCTCTTGAAATACCTCAAAACTTATTATTATTTTTTGTTCAGTTTTGCATCAATTTTGTTTGCAATACTATTTGTTTCAATATCGCTTTTTATCTTGTTTATCTTGCTATGGATTTTTTCAGATGGTGGCCTACCATAAGACAAAATATTCGATGTTGGGTTGGTGATAGGTTCGTAAAGAACATATTATCTAATTTAGGTAAAAGAGCGTATGCATCGTTCTCACCTCCCAAAATGCTTGCTGGATTGGCAATTGGTATTGCCGTTGCTTATAAAGCTTTTAAATATTCACAAATATTTACGCATTTACAAGCAAAGGATGAACCCAGTGAAACTAAGCCTGTCGAAAAGACCGAGCCTAGAATTCCTGTGCCTTCAACTATTGATACACGAGATGCCTTTTATTTTAAGGAGAATTATGTGTTGAGCAATTTGGATGTTTCAAGACCAACAATGTCATCCAATGGGATGACCGAAGCTCAGATAATGACTTTATTTGGTCCTAATTGTGTTTCGCTTGAAGTGAATATCAATAATAAATACACTCGATATACCAAATCCTGGTGTATTGGTGGACAAATTTACATTGCTAACAATCACTCTATCCCAGATGTTGAACTACTAGAAATGGTTGTTACTCAACAAGCTGGTAAAGATGGTGTTAATTCGAATGCAAAAATATTCTTATCAAAAAAGGACATATTACGTTTACCTAACAGTGATGTTTGTGCTTTTGTTATTCGAAATTTACCTCCTAAAAAGGATATTACAAAATGGTTTGTTAATAATTCTTTTGAGGCTAACACTCACTGTTTAATGTTACAGCGAGAAGCCAGTGGTGTACTGAATAAAATTGATGTACAAAATGTTCACTTAATCAAACATGCTCAAGTTAGCTCTATTGAAGAGCGCATGAATGTGTGGGATGGTTATGTTGATAAACCTACATCTGATGGTGATTGCGGCTCTATGCTGATTGCCAAATCTGAGATGGGTTACTTTATCATTGGTTTGCATATGGCTGGCGATAAACATCGCGCAGTCTCTTGTGCAATTTCTTCTGATGAAATCAAAATTATAAAAGATTTTGGAGAAGATTTCCTTGTTGATATAAGTGCTCCAATATTGCAGTCTGGTAATCTTATTGAGAAAGTAACTGCTCTACACCCCAAATCTGTGGTGCGTTACATTCCACAAGGGACGGCTCATGTTTATGGTTCCTTTGCTAATTCTTTCAGGCAAAAACCTAAGAGCCGTGTTCAAGAAACATTTATGATAGATCAAATGTTGCAACATGGTTATGTTAGCAGATTCACTGTTCCAGTTATGGATTGGCAACCTTGGAATATAGCTGCAACTGATACTTTAAATATCTCAACTACTGTCGATACATCTATCTTGGATAGTTGTGCTGATGAGTATTTGCGGCAAATTTATAAAGGTATGAAGCCATCCGATTATGATTTACTTCATAAGTATGATGAATTTACTGCGGTTAATGGAGCTGATGGAGTCAATTATGTTTCTAAGATTGCACGAGATACTTCTGCTGGTTTTCCTTGGAATAGGAGTAAGAAATATTATATTTATGCTATTCCTCCTGCTCATGGTTTACAAGATCCGGTAGAAATTACTCAAGAAATTAGAGAGATGATGGATATGTATCAAGCTTGCTATGATGCTAATTCAACAGCTGCTCCAGTTTTTTGTGCACATCTTAAAGATGAAGCAGTTTCTCACAAGAAAAGAGAAATGGGAAAAACTAGAGTTTTCTCTGGTGCTAATTTTCCTTGGGTCATTATTATGAGAAAATACTATCTATCATTTATACGAGTGATGCAAACTTGTAGATATGTTTTTGAAGGTGCTCCTGGTATCATCGCTCAATGTTCCGAATGGGAACATTTGTATGATCATATCACAGTATTTGGAAAACATAAAATGGTATGTGGTGACTTCGCTAAATTTGACAAGAAAATGGCGGCGGTTTTTATTCTCAAAGCATTTGATATAATTATTCAAATTTGCAAGAAAAGTGGAAATTATACTGCTGATGATACTAGAGCCATGCGATGTATGGCTTATGATGTTGCTTTTTCTTATCAAAATTATAATGGAGATTTAATCCAATTTTTTGGACAGAATCCATCAGGGCACCCCCTGACGGTTACAATAAATTGTATTGTTAATTCATTATATATGCGATATGCTTATACTTTAGCAAATCCTGCTAAGACGTGTGCAACTTTCACTGAATATGTACATTTGATGACTTATGGTGATGATAATATTATGGGTATCTCTGACGAGATTCCATGGTTTAATCACACTACTATTTCTCATCAATTGAGTACAATTGGTGTTAAGTACACTATGGCAGATAAAGAAGCAGCAAGTATTCCTTATATTTCTATTGATGATTCTTCTTTTTTGAAGAGAAGTTTTGTATTTGATGAAACTATTGGAAGAATTGTTGCTCCTTTGGATCACGACTCTATTGAAAAGATGCTAACCACTTGGGTTAGGTCTAAAACAATAACTCCGGAAGAGCAATGTTTAGCAGTATTTAACAGTGCTATAAGAGAATATTTCTTTTACGGTAAAGCGATTTTTGAAGAAAAACGCGTTATGTTTAGAGATGTGATCAAAGCCCTCGGGATTGAAAGATATTCAACAGATGATACTATA